AATTTATTTATTTAATCCGTTTGAAGTGGTCTGGCGACCGTGGCCTATCCATGACAACTACAAGGTTAAAGACGGGTGTGTGGCCTGTAAGATTTATCGAACCGTCAGAGCTAAAGATTTGTTGGATACGATTATGCGTTCCACTTACGAATTTAGCGAACCCGGTGTGCTGTTTATTGACCGGATCAACCAGCAGAACAATAACCAGTGGTGCGAAAATATCCAGGCAGCGAATCCGTGTTTTACTGGTGACACAAAAGTATGGACTGATGAAGGTGCTATTGACTTCAAGACACTGGTTGAAAAAGGAAAAGACGTTAATGTATTGACTGAGATTGACGGAAAACTGGTTTACCGGAAAATGTTTAACGCAAGGATGACAAGGGAAAATTCTGAGTTGGTTGAGGTTGAGTTTACTAATGGAACTAAAGTAAGGTGTACTCCAGATCATGTCTTTTACCTAAAGAATGGACAGGGAATAGAGGCGAAAAACCTTGATTACATGATGCCATTAGAAAGCGTACATAGGGATTCTTATAAATCAAAGGAATCAGGAACAAGGTCTATTTGGTATTTAACAGTCTATAAGGTAAGACAAATTGAAACAAAAGAAGACGTGTACTGTGGAACGGTAGATGAAGCTGGTAAGTTTTTTGTGGCCGTAGGAGACTTAGACGAGTTGGAAGGTGTTTTAGTATCGAACTGTGGCGAACAGGTTTTACCCCCTAACGGCGCTTGCCTGTTAGGGAGCATCAACCTAACCCAGTTTGTGCGCGACCCGTTCACATCAGAAGCTTATTTTGACTGGGATAAATACCGGGACACCATTATCGTTTTTACCAGAATGCTGGATAACGTGGTTGAACTGAATGGCCTACCGCTAAAAGAACAGCGCGATGAAATCATCAGTAAGCGCCGCCACGGCATGGGTTACATGGGGCTGGGTAGCGCAATGGCAATGCTGGGGATTCGCTATGGTTCAGAACCATCAACGGATTTTACTGAAAAAGTGTCCATGATTTTAGCCTTGACCGGTTGGGAGCAAGCCCTAGCCTTGTCGATTGAAAAAGGACCGGCACCCTGTCTTTGCGGTTCGATTCGGATTACCGATGAATTATTGGATAAGTACCATGATTTAGGGGCAAATTTTAAAGTTGGCGATTTTATTCGCACGTCCAGACTCCATGCTGAGTACAGTAATTACATGCGGAGTATTCAAAGAATAAACCCGACACTCATTGAAAGCCTAGCCACGGTCGGTGCGCGATTCACCCACCACAGCAGCATTGCCCCGACCGGAACCTTGTCGTTGTCGATTGGCAATAATTGCAGCAACGGTATTGAACCCAGTTTTTCCCACCACTATCAGCGCAACGTCATCGTAGAAGGCCGGAAAACCAAGGAACAGGTGAGCGTATATTCATACGAACAGTGGGCCTATATGCAGCAGTTCGGCGCTGACGCCAGACCTGGGCTTGATTGCTTCATCACCGCTGATCAACTAACGCCAAAAGAACACATTGACGTTCAAGCGGCGGCACAATACTGGATCGACTCCAGTATCTCCAAGACCGTGAATTGCCCGTCAGATATTTCCTTTGACGAGTTCAAAGATATTTACCAATACGCCTATGACAACGGTTTGAAAGGCGTTGCCACTTTCCGATTCAACCCTGAGATTTTCCAAGGAGTTTTGGTGAATCAGTCTGATCTTGAGAATACCACCTATCGGTTTGTGCTAGACGATGGGCAGGTTGTTGACGCTAAGGGCAACGAGCAGATTGAATATGATGGGGCGATTCATACCGCTGCCAATCTATACGACGCAATTCATGACGGCTACTACGGTAAATTGTAATGAAGACCATTACTGGAAAGATCGCAAAGGTTTCCGTAGTCACTGATCAGCCGACCCCTGTGCCACCGCCCGCGTTGCATGAAGCAATGGAACGGCCAGCGCATTTACAGGGCGCAACCTACAAGATCAAAACTCCGCTATCCGATCACGCTCTTTACATCACAATTAACGACATCGTGATCGACGGCAATCTTCGGCCCTATGAGTTGTTCATCAATTCCAAGGCGATGAGCGATTTTCAATGGATTGTTGCTTTAACCAGGATCGTTTCGTCGGTACTGCGTAAAGGCGGCGAATACCACTTTTTGATCGAAGAACTCAAGTCAGTGGTCAATCCGAACGGTGGTTACTTCAAAAAAGGAGTTTGGATGCCGTCGCTGGTGGCCGAGATCGGGGAAGTGTTTGAGAGCCACTTGATTCAGCGCGGGCTGTTAGCGCCAAAGAACTCGGTGGTGCTTAAAGATATTCCAGAAGTCGTCAAGCCAAAAGGAAGCCAATGCCCTAACTGCGGCGCGTTTTCTTTGATTAAAACGGAAGGGTGCGAGAAGTGCCTTGAATGCAGTTTTAGCCGATGTGGGTGAGGAAACTAAAATGGTGACTTTCAGCGAAACAGCCCGTGGGGAAGTAATTGTTTCCCATAAGGCTGTGCGAACTATGATTTGTGTTGAACCTGAATGGGTCATTATTGGCATATTCGGCGACCATTCTGTTTATCTTGATCCAGAAGAATGGCCCGCTTTCTTTGAAATGGTCGTCGCCACCAACAACCTGATCCAGTCGAGAAAAAAAGATGATCAACACAACGAACTTCATTCGATCCCCGACTCCACCCAAGGGATTCAAGGGATCGATGAAAACCCGCAGCCGTAAAGGCGGCGCAAGCGATATGGCAGAGAGCGACAAAGCAACGTCTGTTATGCCTAGGCCACGTCAACCTAAAGATGTTCTAACCGAGAAGCGTCCCCGCTGATTTTGGAGAAACCCATGATGATCCCTAAGCGTGTAGTGAAAGGTAAAAGTTACGCCCCGCCGATGATGGAAGATACCGATATGGATATGGAAAGCGGGATGCCGTCTGCGTTGCCGCCACCGAAAGGTCGGCCAGCTACGATGCCATCGCAACGAATGACTACCACCAAGACTGAAAAGAAACCGGCAAAGAAACCGGCAAAGCGGTCGTCCAGGGGGCGCTAATGTATTCAAATGCTCCAGACCAGCGATCTGTCGATGCAGAAAATCTTTTCTTAAAGCCAATTGGTGTCTTACTTGATTTTGGTACTGCGCTCAAGCTGATGAAAAAAGATTTGAACGTTACCAGGAATGCGTGGCCCGGCGGTCAGTATGTCGGTATCAATAAGCCGCTTAACGAGTTCGTAATGTACTACGGAAAGCACGCAATTTCAGGCTGGGGATTCACGCCGACCGACCTGTTAGCGAACGACTGGCTGATTCACGCTTGCGAAAGTGAGGCTGCCTAATGGACTTCATCACCGCATACCGAAATCAATTGAATGAAGCAATGGCTACGCAAGCAGATATTATCGCCGGTGGCGGATGCGCCAACATTGAAGAATACCGGATGAAGATCGGATTCAGAAAGGGAATCCATTTTGCGCTGAACCGGTTTGATGATGTTGTTCGTGATTATGTGAAAGAAGAAACAGAATATGTTATTAAGTAGGTATTGACAAAAACGATTGTTTATGTCATACCAAATCACAACCACCCGCTTCGGCGGGTTTTTTATTTCCGAGATAAAAATGAATCCAACGAATCAAGAATCGCCGCGTTTTCCAATAAGCCCAGTGGGCTACCGAATTATTGTAGAGCCAATTAAGCCTGAAGAAGTTTCCAAGGGTGGAATTATTCTGGCGACTGAAACCCAACAGGTTCAGGAGGCGTACACCTACATCGGTAAAGTCGTTGCGGTAGGTAACTCTTGTTATCAGCACCCGAAATTCAACGGAGAAGTGTGGTGCAAGCCTGGCGATTATGTCGCTTTTGGCCGTTATACCGGTCAAAAACTGGAGATCAAGGACGACAAAGGCGGCTATGTGAATTACCGAATTATGAATGATGACGAGATTCTAGGCGTCATCAACAACCATGAACAATTCAGAATCTACCTGTAGGACCTTCCCGCTTCGGCGGGTTTTTTATTCGGCGTAACCCGCGTATCGCCACCGCGTAGACTGTCGTGAGACAGACGGAGAAAGTATGTCGATGATTAACGACACGGATGATGATCTGCTTCCGGAAGAAGATTTTGAAGAACCGGAAAGTGAAGTTGAGGCTGACGAGCCTAAACAGGAACCTGAATTTTCCGATGATGAACCGGCTGAAAACGAACCGGTTGACGAACAGCGAGAACCCGTAAAAACCGAATCGGAACGGAAAAAGTTCGGAGAAAAGGTTCAAAAGCGGATTAACAAGCTCGTCCGCGAAAAGCGGGAGCTAGAAAATACCGTTCGCCAAATGCAATCCAAAGTGGAAAGCATTGAAGCTAAATCAACCGCCCGTGAGTTTTCAGAGTTCCAGCAGCAGATTAGTTGGTCAGAGCAGCAGGTCAAGGAACAGCTAGAGTCGTCTCGTCAAGCCTATCGAAAAGCTGTAGAAGAAGGCGATATAGACGCGCAGATGGCCGAGCAGGACAAAATGCTTGAGTTCCGCGAACAGCTTACCGAAAAGCGGCGGCTGTCAGAACTCGCCAAGGAACAGGCCCAAAAGTTTCAGCAGGAATCAGCAAGACCGCCAGAGCAGAATCAGTTTAGTGCTAATCAGGTCAATAACCTGCCTGATGGTACGAGACACTGGTTGAAGAAAAACAACTGGTATATGGATGGCTCTGAACCCAAGGCGGCAGCGTATGCCCGCCAGATTGATATTGATTTGCAAGAGGAAGGTTTTAGTCCAGAAGACCCTTCGATGTATGTGGAGTTGGATCGGCGGCTTTCCGTATTGGTTCCTAAACTGAATAAAGCCAGTCGGCAGGGAGCCGCACCATCGCAGACCAAAAGCCAGCCAAGATCAACAGTCGCTGGATCGTCAGCCGATGGGTTAGGAACTCAGTCCGTTAAATCGCAAACCAGACGATTAACCAGCAACGATCTGAATGATATGAGATTGTGCGGTTTCGATCCCAATAACTCCAAACATCGCAGTGCGTGGATTAAGCGCAACGATCCTCTGTAAAGGAATTTATCATGGCTCAAGCTCTACTTAAAACTAGCCCGGTTAATGAACCGGTTGAACGAACCACCCGCAATCAAGAATCCCGCGAGAATGAAGTTATTCACGAAGCAAGTGGTTCTGATGAGTGGTCTGCACCAATGATGACCAATGCACCACTGGCCCGCGAGGGTTATGTCCAGCGTTGGGTGCGTACTTCCGTGCTAGGAACGGAAGACGTTAGTAATGTAATGCGTAAACAAAATGAAGGGTGGTTTCCCCGCGCTGCGGATACGGTGCAAACTGGGTTCTTTGCCCCAGTCGTTAATCACGCTCGTTATGGAAACATTATCAGTAACGGCGATTGTATCCTGATGGAGCGCCAGCTTAAAAAGCATGGACAGCAAAAGGCGTTCATTGAACAACTTACGCGAAATCAGACTTCTGGAATTGAACGGTATTTATCATCGGCAATTCCTGGCGGGCATGGTTTTAGTTCCGGCGAAGTAGAAAAATTTGAACGGAAAGTCACGACTGGTCGGCGACCTAAAATTGCTGACGATTAACCCTATTTGACTGTCGGTAGACAGTCTGGAGTAAGACAATGGCTAATAGCAACGGGCCTCGCGGCCTGCGGGCAGTTCGTAAACTCGGTAATGGCTTTATTAGCCTGACTGAGTATGGTATCGCTACCGGTACGGCGGCGATTTATTCTGGCGACGTGGTGGAATTGACTGGCGCGGGCCAGGAAATCTCCAAGGCCGCTGCACAGAACGAAGATAACATCGGGGTTTTTGCCGGGTGCCGGTATGTCGCCGCTGATGGTGAAATCAAGTTTTCCGGTTACTGGCCGGGGAGTGTCGGCGCGACGAATGCGGTGGCCCTGGTCTATGACGACCCGGACATTGTTTTTGAAGTGCAGGGCGACTCGGTGGCTGCGGGCGATATTGGGACGCTGGTTGACTGGAATGTGGGGACTGCCAATTCCACGACTGGCATGAGTGGCTTGTATGCGGTCGTCAATGGCGCTACCGGCACCACGGGGAAGTCGCTGCGAATCATGCGGTTGGCTAACCGTCCCGGTAACGATTATGGCGCTTACGCCAAGATCGAAGTGACCTTTGCCGAACACGCTTATAAGACCGGTGCCACTGGCGCTGGCGGCGTTTGATCGCTGAACAGCGAACAGGAGATAAACAATGGCTATTACTCGTAATTCATTCCCCCGCCAGTTGACCGAAGGTCTGAACGCTTCTTTTGGTATGGAGTTCCGCGAACTACCTGCTGAATGGAGCAAGGTGTTTGATACCTTCACGTCGAATAAGGCGTTTGAAGAAGACCTGTTGCTGACCGGTTTCGGCCCCGCTCCGATTAAGGGCGAAGGCGAGGCTTACAGTGAAGATGAAGCGCGGCAAGGCTGGACGGCCCGCTATCAACACATCACTGTTGGTATGAAGTTTTCGATTACCCAGGAAGCTCTTGAGGATAATCTGTACATGCAGCTTGGGACTCGTTACGCCCGTGCGATGGCGCGGTCGATGCGGGAAACCAAGGAAGTCATGGCTGCGAATATCCTCAACCGGGCCTTTGATACCACGTCCACCTATATTGGTGGCGACGGTAAACAGTTATGTGCGACGGACCACCCGTTGCTGTGGGGCGGGACTGCTTCTAATGCCCTGGCGACCCCGGCTGACATGTCGGAAACCGCACTGGAAGACATGGCGATCATGATCCGTACTGCGGTTGATGATCGGGGTCTGCCCATTGCGTTGCGGCCCAAGCGGATTATTATTCCGCCGCAGTTGGAGTATGTCGCGGCCCGGTTGCTTCGCTCTCCGTTGCGCCCTGGCACCAACGAAAACGACATCAATGCGATCCGTACATTGGGGACTTTCCCCGAAGACCCGGCGCTGATTACCCGACTCACTGATAGCAACGCCTGGTTCGTCAAGACGGACGTAATGGACGGCATGAAGCACTTCCAGCGCAAGGCGATTGAGAAGGGAAGCGACGAAGACCCGAATACCGGGAATCTTACCTTTAGATCAAGGGAAAGATTTAGCATCGCATTTTCAGATTGGCGCGGCGTTTACGGGTCATCCGGTACGACTTAATTTTTTAGTCGTTTAATCATAGCCCCCGGTATTGCTGGGGGCTTTTTTTTTGAGTAAAATAAAGGGTAGCTGCTACCAACAGCTACCCAAATCACAACAGACATACACGAGGTGTCCGCCATGAGTAATCCTATTGTATCACACGTTAAAGTTTGCCGTAAATGTTGAAAAGAGTACATCAACAAAGACAGGAGGTCTTTGTATTGCTCAAAAAGTTGTTGTTCTGGATATAATATGGCTCACACGGATATTGACAAAACCAACCTTAACTGATTAAATAATCTCATTCCAACCCGCTTCGGCGGGTTTTTTGTTTTCAAAAATTACTCCGCCAACACGGTGTTGATCGTCGTTAGACGAACAATGGAGAATACAATGTCTACCAAACAAAGTTTGACTCGCGCTAATCAGGTTTATGTCGGGTCTGGATACGATGCTGGCGTTTATGGTGTCAATAAGCGTAACGGTGTCCCGGTTAATTTCCTGACCAAGATTGACCTTGGCGCTCCAAAAGTTGCTGTTGCAGCAGGAATTGTTAAGGGCGCTACTGGCGCTGGTGAAGCGCCAAACGTGAGTACGAAAACTTTTACCGCTGACACTAACGGCTCTAGCCCGCTTGACCAGGCCGCTGCGTTGACCACGACTACGGTGAATGGGCAGACGGTGATGGTGCTGGACGTACCGCGCAATGTGACCGCTGCGATTGATACTGCTGTGGGTAATATCACGGTGCTGGTGACAGGGTATGATCAGTACCGAGTCCCCATGTCGGAAAGTCTGGCGATTGCTGCTGCGGGAACTGCTGTTGTCGGTAAGAAAGCGTTTAAATACATCCGCAGTATTTCACTCACCTCTGACGGCAACGATGCCGCCAAGGTTATCAATGTCGGGTTTGGTTCGTTGATTGGTCTGCCCTACAAGCTGGCTGAAAAGTCTGATTTGCTTTCCATGTTTTTTGATGACGCGCTAGACGTTCCATCTGCGGTGGCGGTTGGTGTAACGACCTCACCAGCCACTAATATCACCGGAGACCCAAGAGGGACTATTGCAATAGCTACTGTTGGGAATATGAATGGAACTAAGACTTTGAAAGGATGGATGTCTATCGCTGATCCGAATACCGCTGCTGGTTTGCGCGGTGTAACCCAGGCTTAATCCATCGCCCCGCAAGGGGCTTTTGCACTGTCGAGACGACAGCGCACTCCCTTTGATGGAGAACAGTCCATGCCACGTTTAGCCACTCAATCAATCACATTAAGCGCCGCAGTCGGAAATGCCGTCTGCGCTTCACAAACTCCGTTAGCTGCTGGTGCAATGACCATCAACGGGGCTAATGCCTCTGGTGGTATTTACACCGCTCCGAATAACACCCCTCGCCATTTAAGTATCACGACCGCTGCTAACGAGTCAACCAAGACGTTTACCATTGTCGGCAAAGATCGCAATGGCGTTGCGATGACTTATTCAACATCTGGCGCGGCCAGTGCGACGACTACGGTTTATCCCGTCAATTTTAAAACGATTACCAGCGTCACCGTGAGCGCCGCAACGGCTGGAGCAATTACCGTTGGATTTGCAGCAGCCGCGAATACTGGGTGGATTCCATTAGACCGTTTTGCCAGCCCTTCGCTTGGTGTTGGGATTCAACTGAGTTCTGGTGCAGGCTTGACATTTACCATGCAAACCACGATGGATAATTTACAAGCTGCCGGGTTTAGCGAAAACGATGCGAATGGAATCAATAGCTCTGTAGTTACCGGAACAGCCTCAGCCCACCATACCGTTTCCCATGTGGCTACTGGCATTCGCTTTCTAGTCAACGCTTGGTCTGCTGGTGGCGCTACTTTTTCAGTTTTACAAAAGAGTGATTAAAAATTGAAATCAGCGGTTGATTTGTCCTATCTATTTCCACGGGCCAAAGATGAAATTCTTGAGGCAATTGATTCGGTTGCAATAGACTTAGCAAAATTAAATAACCCAACCAGGTTGAGTTATTTCTTAGCGCAATGCGCCCATGAATCGGGTGGATTCCAGTTCACTAAAGAACTTGGGTCTGATAGGCAACTTCGCCGCTACGAAGGAAGGCGGGATTTAGGCAATACCAGACCAGGTGATGGCGTCAGGTTTTGTGGTCGTGGAATTATTCAGGTAACAGGCCGCGCAAACTACACCGAGTGTGCAGAGTGGATCGGATTGCCTATCGTTGAAATTCCCGATTTACTAGAAGAACCTGGCCCCGCAGTAAGAAGCGCCTGCTGGTATTGGGTAACAAGAAACCTTAATCAAACGGCTGATCTTTATAATTTTGTGCAATGCACTAAAAAGATTAACGGTGGAACGAATGGTTTGCGTAGTCGGCAAATGTGGCTTAAAAAAATTCAAGGCGAGTTGAATGACTGATGCAGAGTTGCTTGACGTTTTAGATCAGATTAAACAAGCGCCATATCCAGTTTTTAGCGCAAAACCGAATGCTGATTTATCTTGGATTTCAAACTTTGAAGGCTGGAAAAATCCTGACCAGTCAGACAACGTGTTGTATCCAACAATCCGCGAAGCGATTAAGGTATTCATCAAGTGAACTGGTTTCTCCGTCAAGCCAAGCAACCGAGTACATGGAAAGGGCTATTTGTCCTAGCCGGACTCCTCGGTTACTCACTCGATCCTGAACTCCAGAACCAATTGATTATCTCGGTGACGGCACTCATCGCCGCAATTGAAATCTTCCGCAACGAGAATAAACATGAACTCCCACCCATCGAACTCCAATCTACCGTACAGCGTCGGGATCGTGTTTTTCCTGATAGCGATGATAGTGATTCTGCTGACCGGCTGCGCGAGTCCATGCCGACCGGACGCGGGCATCAATCGGGATTTAACGGTTGATTTTGTCGGATTGGTTTGCGAGTGGAGATATTGATGGATAACCCAATGCTTTCGCCAAAAGAAGAAAACCCAGTCATCTTGTGGGCTGAGATTTATCGTCTGCGAGCTTTGCTGAATCCTCC